AGCCTGTGGCCATAGTGCCTGTGGCATTGAACTTGTTCAAGGAGTATAGTGAAACACACACAGATGGGTCCAACCATTTCATCTACACACGTTTCTTGGTGCCATATCTCATGGACTATCAGGGCTGGGCTATATTCATTGATGGTGACATGATTGTGCGTGGGGATATCGCAGAACTTTGGAACTTGAAAGACTACACAAAAGATGTCATGGTTGTGAAACATGATTACAAGACCCGCATGACTGAAAAGTATCTAGGTAGTCCAAACGAAGATTATCCTAGAAAGAACTGGTCAAGTGTGATCTTGTGGAACTGCAATGCCATACGCAATCGAACACTCACACCCGAATTTGTACAGAAATCAACCGGTGCATTCTTGCACAGATTCTCCTGGATCGATGACGACCGCATAGGCGAATTGCCCAAGGAATGGAACTGGTTGGATGTTGAATACGATTGGAATCCTTTAGCAAAACTTGTGCATTACACACTGGGCACTCCTTGCTTTCACGAGTTTGCCGATCAAGGCGACTTCTGTGATGATTGGCACAAGGAACGCATGCTCACTGAATACTGTCAGCAGAGGTTGGGTGTATGATCATTGATAGTACAAACTTTGAGATAGATTGTTTTCATTCAGCTGAGATCATCAACTGCAAGAACAAGAGCAAGCGACCACAGAGATATAGTCATCTAACTCATGCACTACAAAAAGTAAAACTCGCTGGGCATGTGATGGAATTTGGAGTATATCAAGGCCTCACATTGAAAATTATCTCAGATCATTTCTCTAATCAAACTGTTTGGGGGTTTGATAGTTTCGAAGGATTGCCTGAGACTTGGTTCAAGAAATCACAAGTTGGATCACGACGCTCACAACACCCACCTGGCAAATTTGCACTGGACTCTGCAGAACTACAAGCGGTTGTGGATCAGTTTGCCAAAAGAAAAGTACAACTCGTGCCTGGATGGTTCAATCAGACCGTGGTTCCCTGGATGGATCATAATCCTGGAGTGGTGTCATTTCTACACGTAGATTGTGATCTATACAGCAGCACCTTAGACATATTGACATTGTTGAATGATCGTATTGTGCCCGGCACTGTGATAGTGTTTGATGAGATGTATCCCTGGCATGATGTTGAATCGTACGATCTCTGGGAGCAAGGAGAATTTCGAGCGCTAGGTGAATGGATTCACAGTCATGGTCGAAGTTTTCGCACACTATATCGCAATCAACATCAACAGTGCAGTATTGAGGTGATCTCATGAGCGGCTGGATCTTTCTCAGCAAAGGTGGTAATGATGAATATGTGAACATGCTGGCTGCCAGTGCCGGCATGAAACATATGGATTCAGACTACTTTGATTACAAATACGACATAGCACAGGATCGTAATCGATTGGTACTGAGAGGTATTCTCAAACACAAGATCATGAAACAGTGCTTAGAAGATGGCAACGACTTCTATTACATGGATTCGGGCTATGTGGGCAACAATGTGGGTGTACGCAACAGCCAAGGTATCAAACACTATCACAGGATAGTTCTGAATGATCTACAACATAGAATCATACGCCCGCGCCCTAGTGATCGGTGGGATCGTTTGGGGGTGACTCCGCATCCAAGGCGTTACGGGCACAAGATCATCGTGGCAGCACCGGATGAAAAACCTTGCAAGCATTATGGTATAGATCAACAACAATGGATCCAGGAAACTGTGGACAAAATCAAACAGCATACAGATCGTCCTGTGGTGGTGAGAGAACGTGCGCCAAAACGGGAGGACCGGGTATTAAACGAGCCATTGAGTCAAGTGCTGGAACAAGATGTGCATGCCTTGGTCACCTTTAACAGTGTGGCAGCAGTAGAGAGCATTTTAGCAGGTGTGCCGGCCTTTGTGCTGGCACCCAGCCACGTGGCAGAACCTGTGGCCAATCGAGATCTTGCCATGATAGAAAAGGTATTTTATCCTGATCAAGACCTGTTGATGGCTTGGTGTCATAGCATGGCATATGGGCAATATCATGTGAAAGAACTAAAGAATGGAACGGCATTTAGGATGATGCAAGAAATATGAGAGTCATAAGTTACACAGCCACACTGCCTAGAAAAGAGCAGTACAACACCGAAGAAAGTCTCAAGAACGCCACAGACAAACTGGACACTCTGAGATATTTTGCACAAGGCGCGAACGCAGTAGGTGATCAGGGCATAATCGAAAGCAACATGAAATATCAACCCAGCGAGGTCGCTGTGATCTTGGGCTGGGTTCATGAACACGGCAAAACTGCCGCGCACTTGCAGTTTAGACAAGAAATCCTGGATGGTCAACGTGCTGCAGGTGGTAGGACTGTGATCGCAGACAGCAACTTGTTCCTGTACAAGAACAAGGCCAATCCCGGCTATTGGTTGCGTTACAGCTATGATGGCATCTTTGCCAACACCGGAGAATATTGTGATCAGGATCCTGATCCTGCGAGATGGCGAACAGTTCAAGATTTTTGCGATGTAAAATTACGGCCTTGGCGACAGTCGGGCAATCATGTGTTGCTGTGTTTACAACGTGATGGTGGATGGAGCATGGCAGGATGGGATGTGGTGGACTGGGCGTTGAAAAACATAATTGAAATACGCAAGTATAGTGATCGACCCATACGCATACGCCCACATCCTGGTGACAAGAAGGCTAGGAAATACTGCGAGAGAATAATGAAACTGTGTCACAGTCGCGGATTAAAACATATGGGAATCAGTGCGGAAGGGCACAGTCTTATGGATGATTTCACCGACTGTTGGGCAGTTGTGAATCATAATTCAAGTCCAGGTGTGGCAGCAGTGATGGAAGGTATTCCTGTGATATTAACTGATCCAGAGCGTAGTCAAGCACGTGACATGGCCACCCAGGGGATCAACCGGATAGAAACTCCGCTCATGGCAGACCGTGAACCTTGGGCACAAAGAATAAGCCAATTCCACTGGAGTCACGAAGAATTACAGTTGGGGGTATGTTGGGCACACATGAAGAAATGGGCAATCAAATGATACAGGTAATCACCAGTTTCAATCAACTCTACTATGATCTCATTGGTCAGGACTCGGTCAGCAGTTTCTTGGAGCATTGGCCTCAGGATCTCTCTCTTGCTTGTTATGTGGAAGGATTCCGCATGCCTGCACATGACCGTGTGCAGCAGATAGATTTTTCACAGTTAGAGTCGGACTATTTCCAATATCAACTGGATACTTCATTGAATCAAAGCATGAAAAAGTTTGCCAAGAAAGCATACAGTTTCATGCATGCCATGAACCACAGTTCGGCCGAATGGATCTTGTGGTTGGATGCAGATGTCATCACCACACAATCACTGCCTATTGAATTGCTGCAAAGAGTATTGCGACCAGATCACCTGGCCATGTACATGGGTGTGACATATCACACAGATAAAGGAGGTCGTCCAGGAACTTGGTTGGTACCCGAAACTGGAATATTTGCTGTGAATACCCAGCATGAAGATTTTGTCACGTTCAGAGCAGAATATTGTCGCAGATATCGCGACCGAGACTATGCTGATCTGCGTAGATTCTATGACAACGATGTGTTTGGTGCTGCCTTGTTGACAGTGCCCGATGCTGCTGTATTGGATCTATGTGCGGGATTTAAAAAAAGCTACAAGACTCCGCTACGACATACAGTGCTGGGTGATCATCTGATACACTACAAGGCCAAGCATTCAAAGGCAGAATATGTACAAGGTGATGTTGATGGAATCTGTGTGGCCGATAACGACTAGGCGGTGCGCCAATATCGTTCGTTTCTGGGGCGTATGAGATCTTTGTCATTGCTGCGCCCGGTGTTCTTTCTATTGCCCTTGAGATGATCTAGATATGCACCCCAGGCTGTGTTGATTAGTGGATGCCCTTCTCCTTTGATCAAGCCGGCACTCCAGTTCAACACCTTCCACTCGGGATGTAGTGCCTGCACTTCTTTTCTGGTCTCATCAAACACCCAGCAATCATTCCATTCGGCCATGGTCATAAGGCGTCCGGAATCATACGCCAACTGGAACTCTCCGAGCCATAGTCTAGTGACGGGATCATTTAAGTTCATGCCATATAATCCGCACTCGCTGAACTTCTTTTCTCTGCCCAGGTATGCAAGCCCTACATCTCCGGATATCTGGAGCACTAAAAATGCTTCGTTGAGTCTGGTATGGCACACCATGTCAGCATCCATCCAGAATAAAATATCAGCTGAACAGTTGGCAGCAGCATGGAACACACTGTAGGCTTTGTGGCAGAAGCGTATGGCATCCCAGCGGAATCCTATTCCAGGTGCTTTGCCCTTGGCATCTGCAGGACCTGTGGCCACTTCTCCGCGAGCTCTAGGGTCGGCTCCCCATCGCTGTTTGAAGGCCACTATCTCGGGACTGACTTCATGCAAGTTTCGTACATGTAGATTATGAGCTGTTTGTGTGATTTCGCAGTCTTCTGTGTACACATAAAGATCTACTTCACCGGGCCAATTCTGTAAAAATGTATCAATCATTCGACTGGCATACTTGCTGTATCCTGATTGGTTGAATGTTGTGACCACTGCGTATTTTGTCATAGGCTTCCAAGTTTGAATAACTATTTACTACAATATGATCAACATTAGTATTTTTAATAGATTTGGCGCACTGAATTCTGTACCTGTGTTTGAAGCGTTCCGAGAAGGCTGTAAACGGCATGGTATACGTGTGACCGAGCACAACTCCGCAGCAGATGTAGCTGTGATCTGGAGCCAGTTATGGGCCGGGCGTATGGCCCCCAATCGTGCTGTATGGCAAGAGTTTACCGCAGCGGGCAGGCCGGTGATAGTGCTAGAAGTAGGGCAACTCATGCGTGGTGTGACCTGGAAACTGGGCATCAATGGCGTGAACGCTCGTGCCTGGTGGGGAGAAGGAACGGAAGCAGGACGAGTCGATAAACTCGCGGTGAGACTACAACCTTGGCACCAGGGCGATCATGTCTTGATAGCCATGCAACGAAGTGACAGTGAGCAATGGGTAGGACTGCCTGCACCAGAATCATGGTTACAACAAACTGTGGATCGTATACGAGCACACACTGATCGCAAGATCATAGTGCGCCCGCATCCCAGGCAACGATTAAAACCCATGCCCGGTGTGCAGATACAACAACCACAGGCTCTGCGTGGAACCTATGATGAGTTTGATTTCCGCAGCAATCTAGGTCGTGCCTGGGCCGTGGTCAATGAAAACTCCGGTCCGGGCAGTCAAGCCATTATTGATGGTGTGCCGGCGTTTGTGGGTGCATACAGCATGGCGGCGCCAGTGGCCAATCATGACTTTGCTCAGATAGAAAAACCACTCATGCCCGATAGAGCAGAGTGGTTAGAACAACTGTGTCACACAGAGTGGACACTGGGAGAAATACGATCAGGGTTACCTGTGAGCAGACTGCTGGGCAGGTTGAAGTCTCTTTAGATCAGCATCCACCATGTGTTGGATCATGGTGGCAAAGTCAGTTCGTGGTTGCCATCCTAGTATATCTCTAGCAGCGGAACTATCACCATGTAGACTATACAGTTCAGCAGGGCGTTTGAATCTTGGATCAGACTTTACAAGTGGTTGCCAATCTTTGATACCTGCATGTTGAAATGCTATGTCGCACAGTTCACCAATGCTGTGCTGCTCGCCAGTAGCGATCACATGGTCCCGGGCAGTAGGTTGTTGTAGCATCAACCACATGGCTTCCACAAAGTCCCCAGCAAATCCCCAATCTCTTTTGGCATCTAAATTGCCCAAGGTGATAGAGTCAGCTAATCCCAATTTAATACGAGCCACACCATCTGTGACCTTGCGTGTGACAAATTCACGGCCACGCAACGGGCTTTCGTGATTGAACAAGATACCTGAACAAGCATATAAGCTGTAGCTTTCACGGAAGTTTATGGTCATCCAATGGCTGTACAACTTGCTCACGCCGTACGGGCTTCTTGGGCGGAATGGTGTGTTCTCTCCTTGAGCACCTGCTTCGGTGGCATTACCAAACATCTCACTGGTGCTGGCCTGATAAAAGCGTGTGTTAGGACTATGAGTGCGTATGGCGTTGAGCAAGTTCAGCACACCAATGCTGTTTACTTCAGTGGTAAGTTTGTTAAGATCCCAACTGGCACCCACGAAACTCTGTGCTGCAAGATTGTATACTTCTGCAGGTTTGAGAGTTTGCATGAGATGATTCATGTTGTTTTCATCGGTGATATCACCGGTGATCAACTCGATATCGTTCTCAATGCCCAACCACTTGATGTTGTCTAAGTTAGGGTTTGAATATCGTTTCACAAGGCCATACACATGATAGCCTTTTTCGATCAGTAGTCGAGCGAGATAAGGACCGTCTTGGCCGGTCATGCCTGTTACAAATGCGGTGCGTTTCATAACAGTATGTATCACGCAAAATGGTCATACTGTAATATCTTCCATGCCTGCTGTGCGTAAGCGAACCACATGGCCCATCTGCCATTGTTTGGTATCCAAGCCCTTCATGATACCCAACCAACGATTTCTTAGCAGAGCCACTTCGTTGATGATGGTTTCAAAGTCCACCACTTCGTCCTCACCTTCAGCGTACTTTTCAGCATCTCTTGAAGTGAGTGCTCTGGCATATCCTTCAAGATACTTTTGAAAGTGTTTCCTGCGTATCTTGCGTAGCTGGATGTTGAGATAATTCAGAACTGCTTCAATCTCTTGCAGTTGATTGAAGCGTTGTTCCGTGATACCGGGCAGAGCAGTGATGTTTTTTTCCAGCACACCCGAGATCTTGCAATCTCGTTTGGCTGCATCAAGCTCTGCTTCGTAATGGTCTATGAAATCAGGAATGGCCGCCAAGTTGGCCACTACCTTGCTGTACCACATCAGTTTTCCCAGTCGTCTTCGTGATAGTCTATTTCTTCCTCAACATCTTCTTCATCCTCGTCTTCGTAAGATTTGTCGTTGTCAAGATATGCCGTCAATGCACGTTTGATATCAGCATCGCCCTTGAATGCATCCTTGATATCATCCACATCACAGTCGTTGTCGATCAGGATGGCCACCACTGTTTCGGCTGCTTCATCACGATCCACTGTGTTTACATAACGCTTGAGTTCTGACCACATCTCGCTGGCCACTGCTACTGCTTCATTCATTCTGCTGCCTCCTCAACGATACTTACTTCAGTTTTCTGATTGCCAAAGTCTGCCATGGCGCGATCCAAGCAGCCTTCTTCATTGGCTTCCCACTTCTTACGGAACTTCTTGATGATCTCACCATCGCTGGTCACAAACACCAGGCTGTTGCCTTCCTTCTTTAAGAGATTGCGTTTCTCCATGAGATCCACCATGCCAGAATAAGGACTCATTCCGGTCTCATAAGGAATCTTGACCTGCACGCCTTCGAAGGGTTTTGAGTAGCGTGTTTTCATGACCTTGCAAGCAGCCCGGATACCCATCACATCCGAGATCTTGTTGCCATCCTCGTCCTCTTTGAGTTTGAGTTTTTTCATGGCCACAACAATCGAACTGGCGTAGATAAAGCCTTGACCACCGGAGATTTTGTCATCTGGATCAAACATGTCCTGGCTGGCGTATGTGTGATTGGTACACACTAATCCTACATTGTATGAACCAAACATGTTCACACAGTTACGCACAAGACTGGTGAGTGCTTTGGGTTTACGACCCAGGTCACCTTTCATCTCGCCTGCATCAAACTGATTCACATCAGTAGGAGTAAGCAACATGCCCAGGCTGTCGATCACAAACATGACCTTGGGACGCTCACCGTCAGGCAAGGCCTTGTAGTCGCTCATGAATGTTGAGATTGTTTTGGCCACATCGTCAATCATGGCCATGCTGAGTTTAAGCAGCTTGTCTTGGCCGGTATCCACACCCAGGGCTTTGAGCCAGTCTTCGTCCAGTGCGTTTTCACTGTCGATCAACACCACATAGATGCCCTGTGCCTGTGCGTTCTTGATGATGTTACCTGAGCAGATGTAACTTTTGCCTGCACCGGATTCACCTGCAAACACAGTGACCTTGCCCAGTGGAATGCCTCGGTTGAAGTCGCCCGAGATCAGATAGTTCAAGGCATAGTTGCCTGTGGAGATCCAGTCTGTGGGATCGTTAAAACCAATGCTCAATCCTTCGATTGACTTGGTGATTTCTTTACGGAACTTGCTTACGTCAAATGGTTTTCCCATGATAGTTTCTTTCAATGTAAAATGATGCTGGCAGAGTTATCGGCCTGTGAGTTATTATAAAGTATTTTACGATACTGTGTCAAGTGTTTATCTAGATCAATCATGTTGGCAACAGGAATCTGATTGGCCATGGGTCGGCGGCCATGCCGATCACACCATGCTAAGAATTCCGGACTAAACGCCACGGTCTCGGGCTGTTGTAGATTTAGATTAAACGAGTATTCCAAAGTCTCATAGTTGTAATGATCTTCACAATCAAGATTCATATCAAAACATTCAAATTTGTTATAAAGTTGCCGGCCCACATAGGTGTATCCAAACGAAAAATTCATACGATCCGGATTGGACACCATGGACGTTTTTCGAAAAGGATTGTCGAACACTTGCCACTTGCTGGCGGCGCTGAACTCGATGTTGCTGGTGAATATCGATTCCAATCTATGAACCGCCATGTTCACATCTTCGTATGGAAAAATCCTTCCAAGATGTTGCATGGCCACTGCTAATCTTGCTTCCAATATTTCATCTGGAAACTGATCATGCAGTTGCTGTCCTAATCTAGCAGCAGTTGAGTTCTGACTAAATCGCAACTGATGCACTTGCACTTTGTGATTTTGTGAAAATACCCATTCAGCATGAATACGATTAAGCAGACTTTGATCCAGGTATGTTTCTAGATTGTTTGATTGTAGAAAGCTGATCCCCACAAGATCATAGAGAACCTCATTGGTATTTGATAGTGCCCAGTGAAGATCTGTTAACCCC